AATCTGACCTCAGAGGCTGGTGAAGTTGCAGGTAAGTATGCTAAGTGGATTCGTGACGGTATGCTAGACGAAGAAGGCCTCCAGAAAGAGATGGGAGATGTCTTCTGGCAGCTTGCTGGTCTGTCTACTGTCATGGGCTGGAGCTTGGCTGATATTGCCTCTAAGAACCTTCAGAAGCTTTCTGATCGTGCAGAGCGATTGACCATTAGCGGATCAGGAGACAATCGGTGAGGATCTTAGTGATTCCTGACTGTCAGGTCAAAGAAGGTGTTCCTCTGGATCATCTTACCTGGGCAGGAAAGGCTATCTGTGAATATCAGCCTGACGTTGTAGTCAACTTGGGGGATTTTGCAGATATGCCTAGCTTGTCCAGCCACGACATCAAAGGCTCTAAGTACTTTGAGGGTCTGCGCTACAAGAAGGACATTGAAGCTGCTAAGGAGGCCATGAAGCTACTTCTAGCGCCTCTACGGGAGCTTCAAGGTAAGCAACGTAAGAATAAGGAAAAGGTGTATAAGCCTCGAATGATTCTTACTCTTGGGAACCATGAGAACAGGATTGACAGAGCGGTAAACAACAATCCTACGTTGGAAGGCTTGATTACTACAAAGGATCTTGGCTATGAGCGTGATTGGGAAGTTTATCCTTTCTTACATCCTGTTTTCATTAATGGCGTGGGTTTTAATCATTACTGGCCTGTGGGAGCGATGGGGCGACCTGCTGGTAGTGCCTCTGCTATTATTAACAAGCTTCATATGTCTTGTGTGGCAGGACATCAACAAGGTAAACAGATCGCCTACGGTAAACGAGCTGATGGTAAACCTATCTGTGCTATCATCGCTGGTAGCTATTATCTACATGATGAGTCGTACATGGATCAACTGAGTAACCGACATTGGCGAGGACTTCTGGTGATGAATGAAGTCAATGATGGTCACTTTGATGAAATGTTTTTGAGTATTGAATATTTAAGCCGTAAATACGGCGGAGGAGCGTAAATATGGCAAAAAAGATTAAACCTTATCACAGTCGTAAATTCCTGAATAAGAAGGAAGGCTTGGGAGCTATTCAGATCACTTTTGAGCAGTGGCTTTACGGAGGCGGCTGCGACGGAACTGTCTCTATCAACGACTGCTACCGTACTGTAAATGTTGACTTTAGTGCCCATGACGAGAAAAGCCTAAAAGAGAAATACGACAAACTTGCAGGCTTTATTGACGAGTTGCTTAAGTTCCAAGACTATCTATCGGCTAACTACGAGGCCTTAGAAGAAAGCTTCAAGGAAGCACGAGAAGAGCGTAAGACTGCTAAGAAGGAACGTCTGACATTCACTCAGTTGGTGGGAGATCTTAACGATGCAAAGTGAGCATAAGTGCAACACTTGTTTCAATAAGAGTTTCGACAAAGACAATGACTTTCCTTGCAAAGCCTGTGAGGGCTATAATGCCTATATTAACTATATGGCTTATCAGCCTGTAGACTTCAAGACAATCAGTACATGGGATAACGAAGACGTGTTTGACAAACAAGTGAAACAAGACGTTGTTAACTCGCCTAAGCACTACACTGCTGGGAAGTACGAGGTAATTGATGTCATTGAAGATTGGGATCTTAACTTTCGTCTAGCCAATACAATCAAGTATATTGCTCGACATAAACACAAAGGGAAGCCTTTGGAAGATCTCAAGAAAGCTCTCTGGTATCTTCAGAGGGAGATTGATCTGTATGAATTACGAGATCACTCTTGAAGAACTGAAAGAGAAGCTTTCGATGCTCGACGAGATTACACTTATGGAACTACTAGATCTACACAGTGATGAACTTGTCGAGGCATTTGAGGATAAGATAGAAGAAAACCAAGATAAACTAAAGAGGATGCTAAATGACGTTTAAAATGAATGCTTACAACGAGTACATCGCCAAGAGCCGTTACGCACGGTTCCTTGACGATAAAGGCCGTCGTGAGCACTGGAATGAGACTGTATCTCGCTACTTCGACTTCATGACTAAACACCTGAAGAAG